GAAGGTGATGACGAAGAAGAAGAGAAGCCAGTTAAGGAAGACGTAAATGTCGACCATATTGACTACTCTGAAGATTTGGATTCATTGGTGGCTGAAGAAGCTACACTATCCGACGGTTTTCAGGCAAAGGCTGGAATCATCTTTGAAGCTGCTTTAAAATCTAAAGTAGGTGCAGAGATTGATAGACTGGAATCTGAGTATGTCGCAAATCTTGAAGAAGAAGTAACTGAAATCAAGTCAGAGCTCGTAGAAAAGGTAGATTCTTATCTTAACTATGTTGTTACTAACTGGATGACAGAGAACGAAGTTGCAGTAAGTACTGGTCTTAGGACTGAGATTGCTGAGGACTTTATGTCTTCTTTACAATCAGTGTTTAAAGAGCACTATATCGAGGTTCCTGAAGGTAAGGTAGACCTAGTCGACGAATTAGCCGACCAAGTTGCTGAACTGGAAGAATCATTAAATAAATCAACGGAAGATAATATCGCACTGACTGAGTCTGTTTCCTCATTGGAAAGAGCCGAAGTTGTAAGAAATGCATCTTCTGGGCTAGCATTGACTGAAGCTGAAAAGCTTGCATCTTTGGTAGAAGATATTGATTTTGACGACGCAGAATCTTTCGAAATGAAAGTGAATGTTGTTAAAGAATCATACTTCAGATCTGAAGCTCAAGAATCAGTAGATGAAGCTCAAAACTTAGTTGGTACTGACGAGGCTCCGGCTGATATCAGTGATGTTATGGCTAGATACACTTCAGCTATTTCAAAATATAACAAATAGTCTAATAGGGGAAACTAAAAATGTTTAACGCAGACAAAAACTTAATGGAAAAGTGGGCTCCAGTTCTCGGGCACGCAGATGTTCCATCAATTCAAGACAGTCATAAAGCAGCAGTAACTGCTCGATTGTTAGAGAACCAAGAAATCGCAGCAAGAGAAGAAGCTCACGCTGTAAAAGGTAACATGATCTCAGAAGTACATGCTAACGCCGTAGGCGCTGGTATGGGTGCTACTGCAGGTAACATCGCAGGATTTGATCCTGTTCTTATCTCTTTAGTAAGAAGAGCTATGCCTAACCTTATCGCTTATGATATCGCTGGTGTACAGCCTATGTCAGGTCCTACTGGTCTTATCTTTGCTATGAAGTCAAGATATAGCACTCAAGGCGGTACTGAAGCATTGTTTGATGAAGCTAATACAGCTTTCTCAGGTGGCGGTACTCAAGAAGCAGGTCCTTCTGGTCTAGAAGCTGCTGTCGATGACCAGGATGGTTCTTTGGCAACTGGTGAAACTGCTGGTGAGATTTTCTCAACAGTAGGTGCTGGTCTAACTACTGCTCAATCTGAAGCACTAGGTGATGGCGGCGGTACTACTTTCGGTGAGATGGCTTTCTCAATCGATAAGTCTACTGTAACTGCTAAGTCAAGAGCTCTTAAAGCTGAGTACACAATGGAACTTGCACAAGATCTTAAGGCTGTTCACGGTCTAGATGCTGAAGGCGAGCTTGCTAACATCCTTTCTTCTGAAATCCTTGCGGAAATCAACAGAGAAGTTGTTAGAACTGTAAACCAAAAAGCTAAGCTAGGTGCTCTACAATCAAGCGTTGCTGTTAAAGGTATCTTTAACTTGCACACTGATTCAGACGGCAGATGGTTGGCTGAAAAAGCAAAAGGTCTTATTGTACAGATCGAAAGAGAAGCTAATGTTATTGCTAAAGAAACAAGAAGAGGAAAAGGTAACTATATTATCTGTTCTTCTGATGTTGCTTCAATCCTAGCAGCTTCTGGAATGCTTGACTACAGCCCAGCTTTGAATACTTCACTGAATGTTGATGATACTGGTAATACTTTTGCTGGTGTTCTTAACGGTAAGTTCAAAGTATATGTTGATCCATATGCAACTGGTACTAACCCTGACTACGTAACTGTAGGTTACAGAGGTAATACTCCATATGATGCAGGTCTTTTCTATTGCCCATACGTTCCTTTAACTATGGTTAAAGCAATTGGTGAAGAAGACTTCCAGCCAAGAATCGGTTTTAAAACTAGATACGGCATGGTCGCTAACCCATATGTAGCATCTAACGGTACTGGTACTGCAAGAGAAAACCCATACTTTAGAATCTTTAGAGTAGACGGAATCATGCAGAACAGCTAATCTTTAATTAGATATGCGATTAAGGGACCTTCGGGTCCCTTTTTTTATGCCTATAAATAGATATAAGGAAGATGATCGGCGTATCAAGTGGTACGCCTCGCAGTTTGTGGGTAGGAAACCACCCCCGGAATTACAGGATAGGAGATTATCATGCATAAGATTTTTGCATTAATGACAGTAGTTTTGTTAGCTGGTTGTAATACAGTTGACTCAGTAATTGATGGCACTAAGAATATTGTTGGTGGTGTTGCGTCTGACGTTGCTGGAGTTACTACTGGTACTTTAGATGTTGTATCTGGTACAATTAAAGGTGTAGCCGAGAAGACTGGTGTTGAAAAGACCGAAGCTAAATAAGTAAAGTTTTAGGAGTTAGCTGGCCAAGGATGGCGCTTGACACTTTCATCTTGTATAAATAAAAGTGTCTAATGATGGACAACACACACACGGAGACTAATATGTCAAATGGAAAATCAGGGTTCGAGATTCGAGCCGACTTACTAAACCAAGCTCAAGGAATACTTGAAGGAAATATTCATAGGAAAATCGATCAGGTTCATGCCCATAACGATAGAAATGAGGATAACCCGAAGGTTGTACCTGCAAGGCAACTTAAGGCAACTGATGTTATTTCTGTAGCGAAAGAGCTATACGAATTTGTTAATGAGAAATAATTAACAGTTAGCTGATAGATTGGTATAAATAGATATATGACTACACAAAATAAAAACTTTTTGAGTCCTACCGGATTTCAATTTAAAATAGATTCTACTCAATATGCTAATGTTGAGTATTTTTGTACAGCTGTAACTCTTCCAGACTTATCATTAGGCGAAGCTCCTAATCCCTACAAGGGGTCTAATTTAGCTTTTACTGGTGATAGGATTGCCTTTGGCGATCTTGCTATAAGATTCAACGTAACGGAAGATATGGAAAACTATATTGAGATGTTCAATTGGATGCATAACATCGTTGGAAAAGGTGAAGTGTTTAAGTCTGATGCAACTCTATCTATTTTGAGTAGCCATAATAACGTCACGAAAGAGATTACTTTTAGAGACTGTTTCCCTACTAATCTATCTGCTGTTGAATTTTCTACTCAGCAAACAGATATAGAATACCTGCAAGCTGACGTGACATTAAAGTATACATACTACGAAATCAAGTAAACATATCGGTTTACTTTTTGGCGGTGTTTGTACACATATAGATATACTATGGAGATATTATGAATAATTTAGAAACAATACTTGAGATGTGGAAGAAAGACTCGATTATAGACGAGCTTCAATTAGACCAATCGGCAAGAGATTCGGCAAAGCTTCATTCGAAGTACCTAGAGTTATACTCAATAAATAAACTTAGATTTAAAAAGCTTGACTTAGAATTTAAAGTCTTATTGAAAGATAAATTCATGCACTATAACGGTAAACTCACGCAAGAAGAAATGGATTCTAAAGGATGGGGTTACGATCCTTTGAACGGACTTACAGTGCTGAAAGGGGATATGGATAAGTGGTACGATGCGGACCCACTCATTCAAGAACATCAAGCTAAAATGCACTACACACAAGAACTAGTTGACACTTTAAAAGAAATACTTGACAACATTAAGTGGAGACATCAGAACATTAAAAATATTATTGAATGGAACAAATTTACTAGCGGGATGTAATGGAAAAATTAGTCGTTAAGAAAAAGAACGAGGTCTTTCTCAGCATATTGACTGAACCTGGTATAGAAATGGAGTTAACAGAACACTTCTGTTTTTATGTTCCTGGTTATAAATTTATGCCTTCTTATAAAAACCGTATGTGGGATGGTAAGATACGACTATACGATCTACGCAAAAAGCAAATATACGGTGGCTTATTTAAATATTTAAAAGAATTTGCGGCCGCTAGGTCATACGAACTGATAGTAGAAGATAACTCAATGTTTGGTAGGCCTGACACTGAGGAATTGCACGATATAGAAAGCTTGTTAAAAACTATAGTGCTCACAGCTAACGGAGATAGTATAACACCTAGGGATTACCAATTAGATGCGCTCTCACATGCGCTAAC